GTTGCCACAGCGTAAGCCATACTCAACTAAAAGCATCTTCTTCTCAGAGTCACCAGTCTTATCGATGTCGATAGTCTGGAAATCACGTAAGTAGTCAACAGACCACATATCGTGGTCTAAGAAGTATACGATGTCCTGGTCACAGTATCTATCCAACTGAATGTTGAAAGTACCGAAGTCAGAAACATATACATCAACTGCGTTGTAAACAGTATTGTTGTCATCAACAACTGAACGAGTCGCACTAGCACGACCAGTCATAGCAGTGATTAACTTCTTATTAGTAGCACCTAATAGGATAGTTGATGGGTTACCACCAGCATTCCAAGTAGACTCTGCTACTGCAGTTACATCAGCTTCAACGATTGCTGCGTGAGTACCAGTAGTACCTGCATCAGTTACGTTAGTAGTGATGAAAGTTGCAGCACCTTTAGTCTCACGAGCTGTAGAAGCATCACCTGCAACAGCTGCGTTAGTAGCTAATAGTGAAGTTTCCATATCACGCTTAAGCTCTTTAGAAGCTTTAGCAAGTTGGTGAGCAAGCTCAGACTTCTTACCAGCGTTGTTAACCTTGTCTTGAGTACCAGTAACTTCAACAACCTTCTTAGAGATTTGTGTGTAGTTGCCTAGACGAGTTGTAGCTGTAGTTGCTGCAGTACCTGCTGCTGCTCCTTCAACTGCTGCGTTAGTGCCAGAAGCTGCTGCTAGTGCATCAGTCTGCCATTCAAAGTAAGTGTTAGAAACACTGCCTTTCTTTGCGATACCAGATAGAAACGGAGTTTCTGTTGGGCTGATATCATAGATTACATCAGACAAATCTTCACGAATTGCTTGTGCATCATAAGTATTAAAATTAGTAGCCATTACTATTTCCTTATATTGTAGTTATAACCCTTGTTATAACATATCATAAAATACGGAAGCGGCATCATCTTGATGACCAGACTTCCTTAACCTTGCACGCTTTTTCTTGGTTTTATCATCGGCTGCTTCAGACTTAACTTTACCTCTTCCAGACTTCTGTACCTTGGGAACTTTCTTGATTGCCTTCTTCTTAGGTGCTACCTTCTTAGTTAACTTATCAAACTCCATAGCTTTCTTAAGTATAAGAACACTACGGTGGTCTGCTAGTTGGTCAACTTCTTCTGGTGCATACCCTGAAGATATTGCAAACTTTCTAATGTCTTCCTTAACGGTAGACTCTTTGTTGTCCCACTCAGGTAAAGCATTAACTAACTGAGAGTATTGGTCTTGAACAAAGGTTGCTCTTGACTGTGCCTCTTGTTGTTTCTGTTGTTGCTGTACAATCCGTTGTTGTTGTGCAGCATTCCTTGCTTTATCCTGAGCATCTCGGTACTCATCCTTCTTAAGCATATATGCATATGGGTCTTCCTCTTTAAGGTTTTCCCAGTCTACATCTTTAAACTCTTGAAGCTTGGCTGACTGCTGTTCTTTCAGCATTTGTAAACCATTTGCGTACATCTGTCTCTCTTGCTCTAATCTAATACGCTCAGATTGAATTGCTTCGTTTTCTTTGCGTCCTTCAGCTAGTGCTTGAGACTTACGAGTATAGTCAGATTGTCTTTGATAACCAGCTTTGAGTTCTTCTAAGTTAACTTCATACTCTTCACCATCTACCTTAATAGTATAGTTAGATTCTTCAGCTACCTCTTCGGTTTCCTCTTCACCTGTATCTTCTGTCTCTACTTCTTCAGAGGCTTCCTCTTCTTCTGAGACCTCTTCTGTTTCGACTTCATCTTCCTGTTGGTCCTCAGCCACTACCTCGTCTTCTGTAGTAACTTCGGTTTCCTCGCCTGTAGGTTGGTCATCTTCTGATTCCCACATATTAAGGATATTATTTGCCGCCTCTTCTGACGACCCTTCTTTGGCTCTTTCGAACGCTACTTCCATCTGGTTATTCGTTTCTGAATCCATTAGGTTTCTCCCTTAGTTTTTAATAATGTTCTGAATAAAATTCTTGCTGTCCTTCAGCCAGCTTACCAGTATTGATGACACTCTGTATGTGCTCATCAATCAGCCCTAAAGCTTTGATGGTAATATAAATTCTATCTCTTTCTGTTTCTTCACTGATTTTAGTTTGTAGTAACATCTTAATCAGTTCTTCTTTTGTCTCCGCAAAAGCTGTCTTATACAACGGGTCATTAACAAATCTTTCTGCATCCTTTCCCAATTGTATATCCTTCCCTTTCTTACCCATCTACTTCTCCTTCTTATGTTGGACCAATAGCTACTGGTCTTCCCTGTTCCCTCTCTAATATTAACTCTTGTTGTTTAAGAGCTAAGTCTGCTTTCTTAATTTCTAATTCTTGTGCTTTGATTTGCATATCAACTTGGGCTTCTGATGCTTTAAGTTCAAGCTCTTGCTGTGCTAGTTGTGCATCTAGTTCCATCTCTCTCTGTTTAAGAGTTGACTCAGTTTGTAGTTTCTGCATCTTAATCTTAAGTTCTTCTGCCTTAAGTTGCATCTCTGCTTGCTTAGCTTGTTCTTCTGGACTAGGACCTTGTTGTTGTGGTTCTTGGTCTCCTGGGTCTGTAATGAAGTCCTCTACGTTCTTCATACCCATAGCTTTAATCTGTTCAGCAATTAAGTTATATACGTTCTTAGGTTTAATCATCATACCAGCAGCTGGGTGTTGTGCAACCATCTGTATAGTTTGAGCTAGTTGACCTAAGTGCATAAGGTTCATATCCTTGTTACCAAAGCCTAGACCTACCTGTGCAGTACAGTCCATCTTCTCTTTCCATTCAGCAGGATAAAGTGTAGTCCACTTATTATTCAGTCTGACAATCTTCTCAGGAGATTCAAACTTCTGTACTAATTGGTACACACTATTGGCAAGGTCCTTCATCCCTGTCTCTGCGAATACTCTAGCAATCAATTCAATCTTCTGTTGTGCTGCAGTCATTACTTGTGCTACACCAGTAGCAGTTTGGTGTGACTTTAAGCCACCATCTCCAATCCCCATACTGTTCTTGTTAACACCAGTTCTCTCTTCTCTAATACTATCTAAATAGCCCAGCATATTAAAGGAGTTCTGGTCTAGCTGTGGAGTAGCTAGTGGTGACACAGCACCTGGTGTACGTACTCTTACAATACCTCCAGGTCTGCTGGTCATAAGGTCATCCAAGTTGGCTTGACCTTCGACTACTTCATAACGCCCATTATTTGTTAGATACATATTGTCTAACAAGTTACGCATTAAGGTAGTCTTAATTAGTTGAAGGTCAGAGATTAAGTCATAAATACTCAAACCATAAAACTTATGAGGCATTGGAACAGGTGTAAGGGAGGAGAAGGGAACACTGTCCACAGCCTCATTATCTAATAGTTCATCTCCGACCTTCGTTATCTTTCTTAATTCGTCTATACCATCGTTGTCAAAGTCTACCTTGATATAACATTCGGTTACCCAAACACCATCATCAATATCACCATCAGGATAACTAGAGTCACCATCATAATCAAACCTGGCTAATCTCTCAGACTTCCATTCAGCTTCTTGTGCAGAGAATGCTCTCTCCAACTTGGCTTTAGGATAGCCCTGTGCTAATAGCTCAGACTTAGTTTTCTTGACTCTATGCCCAACAAATCTTGCATCTTCGATTCCCTTTGCGTACTTATTAATTAGGAATTCTTCTGGTGGTACAGGCTCAATACAAACCTGACCACTCTCTCTTGTTCTTTTAACTACAACATCGTGAGTAATAGGTTGTGGTAATTGACCCTCAACTAATTCCTCTGTACCATTTGCTGTATGCTCTACTACTTCGATATTATCATCAATAAGTAGTGAAGTAAATTCTTCTTCTGTGAGGTTCTTATATTCCTCTCTTGTTACTTCGGTAGTGTCATCCCAGAAGTGCTTGACAATTCCGTTCTTCTGTAATAGAGCATCTTTGAACCAGCTATAGATAATACTAAAGCCTGGGTTCTGTTTCATAATAACATAATTAGTGTAGTCAGTAGCCTGCTTAGCCATCTCTACATCTTCAGGACCTTGAGGTTCAAACTGTACTACCTTATCACCACCTGTGAATATCTTCATTAGGCTTGGCATAATCCATTCGATTACATCAGCAACATCTCGTGTGACAATTTGAGAACGACCTTCTTGCTCATTACCATACTTCTTACCATAGTATCTATCCATAGCATCAGTACGCTGACGAGTTAGTTTACCATCACCATAGCCAAGAGCACCTTGAATCTCTTGTTCTACGTGGGCGGCTAGTTCTCTCTTGGTCATCTTCATATTTACTTTGTACCTTTAGTTGGTGCTTTAGCTACTTCTCTCAGCAATTCCTTTAGTTCTCTAATGTCTTCTGACATCTCAATAATCTTATTTTCTAGCCACTTCGGATTCATTCCCTTCTCCTATTATATTACCCAACTTAAATCCTGCTTAGGTAATTCCTTACTCCAAGCAGAGTCGTTCCCTGTGAACACTACCTCTGTATTACATAAATATCTGAAACTATCACTTGCGTGTGAAGTCCAGTCGTGGACTGGCTTCTGACTCCAAATCTTCTTCTTATCATCATAAGAGCTACGGTACTGTAATAAAGCATCTATACCTTTCTGACACTTAGTCTCATCAAACCAACATCTATTAAGGGTAGTTCTGACAGTATCAATACCATCCATAACCTTTAACTTAGGTGCAACTTGGAATTCAATACCTAGGCTATATGCTAAGTCTTTCCTGCTTTTACCTGTACTAAATTCTCTTACTACAATATCGTGTGGTGCTATATGTGCACCATAATTATAACCTTTCTGATTTAATAAATCAATATAGTGAGGCAATCCCTCACCAGAGTTCTCGTAGTAATCAATTAAGTTAATTGCCTTACCATCATATTGTGCAAACCATATAGAGGTACTATCAGATACCCCTAAGTCCCAGGCTGTTATTACCTGCTTAGATGGGTCATAAGGTACTTTACCTATACGTTGCTCATCATAAGCAGCTTCCAGCTCTTTGGCATAATATGCACCTCTCAGTGCTGCAGACCAACTACACTCATACTCTTGTTCAAACTCAGACTCAGCCATATCTTGCTGAGCCATCTCTAATTCTTCATCATCTAATATACCAGTCTCAGATGCTTTGAATAAGAATCTCTTCCAGCCCTTCTTCTCTTTAGCTGTGTGGTAAATATCATAGAATTCATTCTTACCCTTAGGTGTACCAATAAAGATACCCCAACCTTTCCTATCTGATAGTGCAGGTCTTATAACCTCACTATACATCTTAGGGTTCATCTGGGCATACTCATCTAAGATGACACCATCAAGGTATATACCTCTTAAAGTATCTGGATTATCAGCACCATATAACTGTATCCTAGCACCCATAAAGTCAGCCCTTAGCTCAGCCTCATTAAACTTAACATCTGGGAAATCATACAACAATCTCTTTAATTCATCCCAAGCAACGGTCTTAGCTTGCTTAAATAGCGGTGCTAAGTATGCATATCTTGGTGCTTTCTTAACTAACTGTAAGTCTTGTATAGCTGACTTAATCATTTGATTAATAGCAAATACAGTCTTACCAAATCTTCTGTGACAAACTACAACATTAAATCTAGCTAACTCATTGTGTAGCTTTGCTTGTAATACTCTGGGCGTATAAGGTATTACAATCCCTTTACGTTTCTCCTCCCTCTTATCCTGCATTACTGGATAGTAGGTTCTCTTCTGTTAGCATCAGCTATATCCTCT